TAGGACTCGAAAACGATTCGGCCGTAAGGGTCGTCGAAATATGTGCCGCCGTTTTTTTCGGCTAGCTGGGCCAACTCGGTCAGGGCTTCCGTAGGTGTAATGTCTCCGCCGGTTATTGAATGTAGGACTGTGACAGTATCCGCACCATTTAGGTAGGGTAAACCTACGGCTGTTAGGACTTCCTCAACCCGCTGAGAAACTGTTTGCTCGGGGTAGCCACTTGCGCCTACTTCCGTGAAACCGACGCGGGAGAGTTCGCCTATGGCGGTTATGGTGCTTACGGCTATGGGCGGGTCGGCTGATAAGTGAGTGATGTTTATGTCGGTTACTTGACCTGTGAACCTGTGAAAGCCATAGGCTTTAATTACAAGCTCGTCGGCGATTTCCATATCTACACCGACGGTTCCCCGAATAATGATCTGTGAGTTGGACGCCTGAGGCGCGGCCGTAATGTCAGATCGGCCATGCTGGATCTGGACTTGATACTCGATTGTATCAAGATCTAGGGGTACGTCATTAAGTAGGATTTGGCTTATCATGTGAAAATCGGCCTGCTAGGTAGACCGTTTCGGGCGTCCGCCGTTACTAGGGTGTTTTGGACTGCTTGGGCTATTTGAGTGTTTGTTATTGCTACTTGCTGACGGGCTGCTGACGCTACCTTTTCGGCTCTGGCTGCTGTCGCGGTTGCTTCAACTTCCCTTATGGCTTCGGCAATATCGGAGAGAAGCTGCGCCTTAAATGTGACGCCTACGGCTTTACCAATGTTTTTACCCAGTTTGTTAAGGCGCCCAGTGTCTTTGACGAGTTGAGTGCTAAGGCCGTCTATTGTGGCTACTGCGGCCGCTTCGCCTGCGAGTAATGCGTCAGGTACAAGCCCCATAGCCAGGGTCTTAAACGTCTCTTGAACTGTTACCCATTTAGTATTTAATGTGCTGAGTAGGCCGCCGGGATCGTCGAGCATGGCTTGACCAATACCGCCCCCGATTTCTGGGCCTAGGCTGGCTAATTCTTCTACGAGTGTTTGATCGACTCCGCGCTGTTTGAGGGCGTTTAGGACGTTGCCGAACCACGGCGCTTGGTCTACGGCTGTGTTAAAACTGTTAACGAAGTCTCCAGCGACTAGTTTTCCGTCTGCTCCTACTGCTCCACCAAAGATACTGGCTAGGTCAATAGTGTTGAGGGTCTGGCTTGTTGCTGCCACATAATCGTCCACGGCTTTCCGGGCGTCGTGCAGTTTCCCTATTTCCGTGTCTAGGGCTTTTGCCGTGTTTGTCATTTTTGTTAAGCGGTTGTCGTATTGTGCCTCTAGTTTTTCTTCGGCTTTTGTCAGCATGTCTGTAGCTTGAGTGTTGCTACCTTTTGCTGTCGTGTTCTTTTTAGTGGCGTCTGTTGCTGCTTCTTCGGCTTCTGTGGTAAGTCGTAACTGGTAGGCGGCCTCTTGCTCGGCAAATATGCCGGAGGTTTGAGCCTTGCGTAGAGCTGCTATTTGACCAATTAAAAATGATGTTTCTTCACCTGCTATTCGAGAGGCTGTGGCGTGTTCTAATAGAGCATTACTAAAAATACCAAGGGCGGGAACGACTAGACCAATTTGAGCAAAATATAATTTTACTGCATCTCTTACAAGGTTTTGTCCTTCTTCGGCTTCTTTGGCTGCGTCACCGTTGTTTGTTAAACCTTTTGTAAGTTTAATAAGTTCAGAGGCCAGAATACCGACGCCACGGGTCAGGTCTCCGACTACTTCGCCGCCGTCTGATATAAGCTTTGCCATGCCTTTAGACCCGCCCATGGCCTGAGAAGCTGATTCTAGGGCGTCTACTAGACCTATGCCGATTTCGGCTTTAGCGTCCTCGACGGCGGCTTGTAGGATTCTTTGCGTATTGGCTAAGCCTTCGGAAGTCCGGGAAAAATCTCCCTGGGCGTCGGTAGTCTGGGATAAGATTTCTTGGTGTGCGGCTAAAACCTTTTGCTGTTGTGTGAGGGCTCCTGAGCCGTCGTAGATACCCATTTCCATAGCTCGGGCGCGTAGGGTGGCGTCGTCGAGCAGCACACCAAAACTTCTTAAGGGCTCGGCTTCGCCTCGTAGAGCTGCACCTATGGCGGTTATGGCTTGCTCGGGTGTCGAGTTATTGAATGAGGCGAGATCCGCTGAGAGGGTTACAAGTTCGGTCGAGAAACCTACAAGATCGGTTCCGGCTAGCCCTGCCGCTTTACCAAACTGGGCAAACGTGGCGGCGGCGCTGAGTGCTTGCTCTTGAGTTTGACCTAAAGAGGTTACGGCCGTTTGTGAGAATTGCAAAATGCTTCGGGAAGACTCCCCGAAGATTACGCTTACTTTGTTTTGTGTTTCTCCCAGATCACGGGCCGCTTTAATAGCGTCCCCGGCTATTTTGACGGCAAACACTCCGGCCGCTGCCGCTGCACCAATTAGGGCGGGTTTTAGGAAACTGTCAATAGATCCGCCGAACCCTTTAACGCTTTTTTGTGCTGAGTTCATGTTGCGATTAAAGTTTTTGAGGTCTGCCGCTAGGAATACGGTTAAGGTTTTACCGGCTGCCATTAGAGAGCCCACCTGCCGATAGCGCGGTCTACGGCTTTACCCCACTCTTCTATAGCGTCGCCTTTGTAGGTTCGGGCGTACTGTATCCAGTTTGAGCCGCTGCCAAACGCTGCGGGTACTCGGGAACCGGATCGGCCCCTGTCGCCTTTATCGGCCGGGTATCGGAGCATGTTGGCGGTAGCTCCGCCGGAGGTTACTTTACGGTTTCCGCCGATCATTATTTTAGGCACTCGGTCGGAGCCTGCTCGCACACTATTAGCCAGGTCTTCACCCCAAGGACCAGCGTATGTGAGAGCTGCAGTTTTCCACGCTGGGACCATGTGTTTTTCGGCAATAACTTTTGAGGCTGTCCGTAGTTCTTTAGCGGCGTCTTTTGGAAGTCGATTAAAGTCGCGTAGCAGTTCGCCGAGTCCCTGAATATAGACCTCGGACTGCTTAGCCACTTTCTAACTCCTCTAATATGGTTACAATTTCGCGGGGCTTTAGAGCTTTAACCTGGTCTATTGTCCAGCCTGTGCGGAGAGCCATTTTTATTATTAGGCGGTAATGGCTTCCGGTTGGGTAGGGTCCACGGTTTCACTCACTAGCTCTACTTTGCACCTAGTCAAGCGAGCCCACGTTTTCACCTGGTTAAGGTTTAGTGGCTCTTTGCCTTCAACATAGTAGTAAGCGATTGTGAGCCGTAAACCTTGCTCGCTTGGTGCTTTAGTCCCTTGCAGCTCTTCGTACATCATAAAGTCAACGGGTAAAGTTTCGACCTCGATCGGTTCTTTACCTTGAACTTCGATTTTTAGTTTTGGATACATGGTTTCCCCCTAGACCTTAAGAGAACGCTACGGTGCCGGTGAATGTTACCGAGCAGGTAGCGATTCCGTCGGCTGCCATAGTCATTTCTGCCGATTCAATGGACATCCCGTTTCCGGCCCAATGACCGGCGGCGCTTCGAACGTCTACGGCTACTGTTTGTGCGCTTGCGATTGCGATCTGTAGTGCGTCGTAGAGTCCGCTATTTTCGTCGTAGAGGAACTCTATAGCGATTGTGCTGTTAAGGTCCGTTTGGTCGAAGGCGACACTAGAGAGAGTCTTTGTGCGGACGATTGTAGGCGTGGTGCTGATTGTGCCTGATGTTACTTGATCCTCATAACCTATGGAGGCGACGTCAACGGTAAACGCGGCTCCGGCTACTGATACTGCGGCCATTTTTTATCCTTCTTTCATTTGCATAGAGACATTGATTTCGGTTGACATGACAGTCCCCTGGGCTCCAATGCTGAGAAGCTGTGGGGCGTTTATTAGTTCCACCAGGACAGTATCGGGTAGCTCTACGAGTAGTGCGTCGATTGCGTCTTCGGTGGCTTTTGTGGCTGATTCGTTTACCCTGGCGTTAATGTTGATGAGTATTCGCCACCGGATCTCGTAGTTAAGATTCGACCCTAAACGGTTAGGCCTGATCCAAGGTGAATCCGGTACGCACACTACCGACGGGGTTATAGGTGTCGCGGGTACTGTGTCGTAAATCTTGTACCCGTGGCCCGTAAGAGCTGCGACGATTGCCTCGCGGCTTTCCGTGGCGAGACTCACCCTACTACCCCTTTCATGTCTAAGTATGGGGCTATGACCCCCATTACTCGACGTGTGAGCCATACCGATAAACGGTAAGGCCCAGGCGTAAAGTCCATAGAAACCGCTTCTCCACCGGCACTAGACCGGGCTTGGAACATTTCTACGGCTACCGACATGGCTGCCTCTTTACAGGGTGATGGTTCATCGTCTAACGCTGTAGAGGTAATGAGGTAGCCGATTAGCAGTGAGGCGGCGTCGGCAACCTGGTCGAGTGTTGCGACGGCTGCACCGTCGTACTCGATGTCTAGGTTATCGGCGAGTTCTTCGCCTGTGACGAGTGCCATGCTAATCGGC